GGCCATCCTCTAGTATTAGACCAAACGTTTTCATCACCAGATCCATAATTAAACTGAGGAATATTACTTAAACTGATCGTTGATAATGTCCAGGAACTATGTGAATTACCTCTAACTAATTTTCTTGGCGCATGATCTTTGTGGACCAGGATCATTGTGTCAGCTGATTGTGTCCAGGACAATTCAAATAATTGAGCAGTGGTGTAAGGTGTTGTGACATTTGCCTGGTGAACACCATCTTTATAAACCGCAACACTTAAATTAGTAAACACTAATAAATAAGTTTGCTCTACGTTAAAGGCAAAAGAAGCTAACCTGGCTTCATTGTTAGAAGCAGTATTGGCAATGTATTTAAATCCAGGACGACGTTTGACTCCACCCTGGGGCATTGTTACTACGTTCTCCGCAACTTCAGCGCCCTGGTAGAAATGTTTTAGATCTGTCCTGGAAGCAAGACGAGGATCCAATACACCAGAAACAAATGAAGTTTGCAGCGTAATAACTTTTGGCATTACTGTCTAGCCTCAATAAATGGAGAATCGACAATAGCCTTAGTTGGCCTGGCCTGGGAATCTGTAAACCTGGCTCTTCTTAAATTGTAATCAAACATGCGGCGATACTCCTCTGCTTTGTTTGAGTTGTCAGTGATCGCAATTGCAAAGACTGAAGCTAGAAGGTATTCTAAAATTCTTTGAAAATAGGCGGGCATTTCTGCTTCTGGAGCGTGATAAACATAATCCAGGTCAACAGTTTTTGAATTTGTATAAAGCTTATCCTCATAGATCTCATAATCCATATTGGGATAAACTGAGGTAGCAATAATATAATCAGCGGGAAGCTGGTAAGCATGATCCCAGGTATTTATTGGAGTTGCTGTAAGCTGTGCTAATGTGACTTTGGCTGAAGCAAATCTCCAGCGATGTTGTGATAATAGATCTTTATAGGTTGTTTCGTATAAAGCATCTGCAATGTTGGCTCCGGCTCCACCATCTGTGAAACTAGCGATTGAGCCATGGCCTATCAAATTCAATGCGTTAGAACATATCTCAATTGATGTTGCCATAATATTTCCTTAAAAAAAATGGCAGTACCCCTATATGAGATACCACCATTCAAGTTACAACTTAATTACTCTTGCCAGCTGATAGAAACTAATCCATCTGCGTCACGAACAACAGCACCAGCTTTCATCATTCCATTACATAGCCATGATGTTTTTACTGGAACCCAATCAACTTTAGCAGTGATTTCCATTCCAGTTGCTAGTCCAACTGCTGACGAATGCCAGGCAAAACCTTCACGAACACCAGAAGCTAAGTCTAGTCCGCCTTCCGCGCGTGATTCAATAACGTGGAATTTGAAACCCATGAAAGTGTCTAGCTCGCCAGATACCAAAGCACGAACTGAGTTGTAGTCAGCGCTTTGTACTTGAGTTACACTTAATAGATCCTCAAGACCAGCTGCTGATACTGCGATGTGACGATCGCTCGATGGTACTCCTTTATCAGTCAGAGATTTTGAAGCTGTAATAAGCTTGGCTAGAGTTAATCCCGCAGAACCATGGGCAATTGTTGTACCCGCAGTAGCTGCGTCCATTGCATCTAAAATAAGTTGATCACGACGACGACCAAGTGCGCCAGCGATAGTTTGCTGAAGCTCAGTCTTTTCATCGAAGTTTACTTCTTTAGCGTCAAAGATGTCTGTGTATTCTGGCGCGTTCCAGTTGCTCAGAGTACAGTTGATCAATGAATGAGAGATACCCATGGCTGTAACGTCAGCTGAAGTAGCTTTCTGATTAGCCAGGCCTTTACCCATTGCTCTAAATTTATAAATATCACCGACAACATCATTACGATTTGTTACAGTGTCCTTTAATCCACCCATAGTTTGAAAAACGTGCTTGACTTCAGAGTCAAATATCTGTTGGGCAGCAGATGATAATTGTGCGGACATGTGTCCTCCTTTATAGTGAGTTAAAAAAATTACCTTTTTTGCCGGGTGTCCGCTTTACGGGCCGAAGTCCTACCTAGCTGGGTTCTATAAAGAAGTATCCAATGGCTGGATTTTCTCTGATTATAAGCTACAAATCGTTTCTTGTGCAACAAATTGTATCTTTTTTTGGTGGTTACTTAGGGCAACCAATCCCACTTTTATCTAATTAGGCCGGAGAAAGATGAGGAGAGCTATCAAACCTTCTTAGATTGGCAGTGAACCTGGGAGAAGTTTTTCCATGCTTCATATCCCGCATTAAACTGATCAATGACGTGTTGTGGTCCATAAATCAAATCATGATCTTTCCCATCCCTGGCACAAAAATATCCGATCTGCCAGGCCCAGGGTTTTCCCTTGTGACGATTACAACTATTCTCCATACAGCTGCTCAAACTTTTCTCTTACCTCAGATCGGTATGCTGCGGAAGTTTTGTACTTAGGATCTGCAATCATATCGTCTAACATTTCTTGAGTTAAAGCTGGAGATCTGACTGTATTTGATGTTGGCATTTTGCCTTCTGAAGTTTTAGCAATTAATGCTTCCAATACTTGAACACCGGCAGCTGTCGTTGCTAAACCTTTAAAGCCTTCATATTGATCTGCGTTTAAATTAGCTTTGCCCCAATCACCAAGATCTCTTAACCTGGCATTTGCATTTTTACCCAATGCCTGGATCTCAATTGCTTTTGCAGCTTCGGGATCATTAGCTTCGACTTCCATTTTGGCAAAACCATGTAGCATCTTGTCAAAAGTAGCCTGGCTCATGTTCGATTCTTTAGCCACGTTTTGGAACCATTCAATCCTCGGATCCTCTAAATCGAACTCTCCTGGGAGATCTTCTGGCGCTTTTATTTCGTAATCTCCCTCTGGCGATCCAGTGAAACCTCCGAACTTTTTTTCAAGTTCAGCATAGGCTTTAGCCTGGTCCTCCACTGATTTGTATTTGTCTTTTAACCATTCTGGCTTTTCACCTTCGACTGACTCACTGGTACCAGTATCGCCAGTCTGTTGTAAGTCCGAGTCTTGTACCTCTGGTGTTTCAGTAGTTTCTTCTACTGGGTTTTCGTCTATCAAACTTTCTTCGCTCATATTATCTCCAATGATTATTTTTTATTTGCCAAAGCCAACTGATCAAGGATCTGTCTTACTATGTTGTTTTGGCCCTCTCTGATCCCGGCGCCGAATTGCGTCGAGTTTGGATTTAGCACTGGTTTGTCAATCGTAATAGATTTCAACCGATTCAAGACATATTGCCCCGCATCCGTACTAAAACATTCGTGGAACTGGCCAGCTATTTCATTCGACTTGGCTTCGTTCTCTTCCCTGGCTTTTTGTATTTCTTTACCATCAAGATCTAACTTATCCCAACTGCTCTCCGCCACCTTGCATCTCCTGTTGTGCTTGCATAGCTTGTGCTGCTTGTGCTTGCATTTCTACTCTTTCTTCTTCTGATCTAATCAGCTCTTGATCAATACCTAGCTTCTTGCCTATATAAGCTGGCATATCTTCCATCTTTGTTCCCAGCGCAAAGACTTCTGGTCCAAGGGCCATTGCCATTTCCATGTATTGCTGCACTGCTAACATATCTTCTTGATCCTGGGCCCTGGCTAATGGTGAAGTATGTTTGATCGTTACTTCTCTTCCATCAACTTTGAAATCACCCAGCTTTCCATTCTTCTTTAATATGTAAACAGCTCGTCTAATGATCTTCTCAATAAATTCAGTTTGCAGCCTGGAGAAAGCAGATCCAGCATCCATCACTAACTCTTGACCGCGCAATGACATTTCAGTAGCAGTCTTTGTTGGAGAGTCCATGCCGCCATAAGGTTCAGCAAACAAACATTTGTTAATACTATCTCTGAGATCTTCCATGACTAATTCGGAAACATTGAAGTCACCAGCTCTGTCCAGGGGACGTAATGTTGGATTAGAGCTATCATTAGATCCGACCGGGATGGCTGTACCTGGCTCCAGGTTGATGTTATATGGATTGATAACTCCATCATCAGTTACTGTGTAGATCCCAGAAATAGCCAGGGCAGCATTGCGAAGGGCAAACTCACTGACTTTATTTACTGTTTTGATCGCGGGTAATACTTGCATGACTCTACCACGACCAAGGATCTCACCTGGCACAACCATTTCCCGGAACACGATCCAAGGAGAAACTTCGTAATACCTAGTAAATATCACTTTTTGATGCTCTCTCTCGATAATGCACTGATAATAGGCATTTTCTTTTGGAGCAAATACTGTGCCTTCGATCAATTCGATCTTGGCATCTGGCTTATCTATAACCTTTCTTTTGGCTTCATCTGACAATTCAGCTCCTGGCCAAAGTCTTTCGATGTGTCTGGCTGGAACACTATGCTTTCTCCAAACTGTTTCAATGGATCCTTTCGGTCCTTCTTCCGGATAGAGATCAGCAAGTGGAACTGCGGTGAAGTGTAATAATGAATCGCCACCTGGTTCAGCTTCTTCTAGCATTAGAGCTCCAGTTGAAACGCTCAGATCTAGTAAAGCTTCATGTGCCTGGGTAGCAAAGTTTGAATGATTGATATGATCAAATAAAATATCATTGGCTTCGTCCAAATACTCCTGGACTTCTTCTTCATCCTCGACGATCTCAGATCCTACAACTAACTTGGACCACTGTCGCCAGGGCGGAATGAGAGTAGCTTGTAATCTTGAAGCAAACTTCTGGACTCCCATGACTGCGGTCGAGTCATAGATGTCGACATTCTTTTTTTGTCCTGGAGTATGAAGGGAAAAGTTTTCACGCTGCGGCAAGGCAAAATCATAGCATTCTCTGAGATGATTGATCCAAGGATCCTTTCTGCTTCTTGCAGCTTCATATCGAGCTATCAGTTCTTTGACTGTCCCTAGCTCTTTAGGGATTTTAAATTTAGACATATTAACCGCCTAGATTGGTGTAAATACCTCTTTCATCGTTAGAGATCAAACTCATACGACCTCGCCTGGAACGTTTACGAGCTGCTTCTCTAGCTGCTATTTGTTTATCCAGCTTTTCATCTTCTCTTTTTTGACGCGCTTGGCCTTCAGTTAAAGCTGGCGGTGGTGGTGGCGGACTTGATTTTCTACCCATGTTGCTCCTTAGTTAATGTGATCTCATTACAATCCGCCTAATAGCGATTGACGATTGTTGCTTTTTGAACTCAGTGTGGACTTGCCACTTTCAGCATCTCGGAATTGCCTTCTCTTTTGAACCATTGCTGTAGCACTTCTTTCATTAGATTTTTGCATTGCTACTGGATCTTTCGCCTTTGGTGGATTTTTAACATAACTCCAAGAATCTTTGCGGCTTCCCATGATGCTCCTTGATTAAATACTTATACAATTGATTCGCGGTGTAAATATGCCAGGTTCTTAATCCGCCAATCCCAAGTAAGGCCTTTGTTTGCTCAACACAAGTGCAGAGTGTGGGCCAGGGATTTCGGATCCTGGTATTATCACGACGAATATTAACGTGGATTATAACACTACAATTCGTATCGTTGACAACATTTTGTATCTTATGTTGGGGACCAAAGGGTAAAACTTGGACATCAGTCCCGCCAAGCCTGGGATTAAAAGAGATCCAATTGAATCCATCCCAACGTACTGCCCACACATGACGGATCCCTGGTTTAAGCAATTTGGCAAGCTTCCAGGGCATATCACCATGCTCAAAGATCACATACCATTCAGCAAAGTCATACTTCCAATCTTCAATCAGTGAATGCTTTAGCCAGGTCAAAAGATCTTCCAATCCTGTTTGAGTACAGCTGGGCCGGTCATATTTTCATGACGTTTATCGATCCAGGCGACAGCAAAGTATCGGAAGGCATCAGCTCCATGTGAGCTCCAATCGTGCAGCGGACGATCCTTGTAAACTCTTTTGTCCTCGTCATACTCGCAGCGGTAATAACTCAGAGCTCTGATTCCATCAGCGCAGCGCTTCTCATCGAAATAACACCTGGGCAAAATTCTCCTGGCAGCTTCAATGCCATCCATGATCGGTAGATTCGGAGTAATTCGGAACACGATCCCCATTTGCCGCGCTTGATCCTTTCTTGATTTACCAGTGGTCAGCTCTCGAACTTGAATATCATGTGGGGCCCAGTGATCTCCGTAAGTGATGCCATGGGTATCTCGGAAATCATGCAGCCAATTGATGTAATGTTGAAGGCCCTCACCAGAGTTTTCATAATAACCAACAACTCTGAGCTCAGTGCCAGCTCTCTGGATCAGCCATATTGAGGTTGCGTCTGCTACTCCAAGGTCCCAGAATGAATGAACCGGCAGCACTGGATCAATTGGAACTTTCGTGATCCTGTTGTCCGCCCTGGCTGCTTCGATCTGCCTGGCATAATAAGCTCCCTTCCTGTTTTCTAGTGGTTCTCCGAGCCAAATATGCTTGTATAGAGCTTTATCGACTTTCTCCAGGTGTAGCCTT